AACGTCTTGAACGTCTTGAACGTCTTGAACGTCTTGAACGTCTTGAACGTCTTGAACGTCTTGAACGTCTTGAACGTCTTGAACGTCTTGAACGTCTTGAACGTCTTGAACGTCTTGAACGTCTTGAACGTCTTGACATCTTCGACATCGACTACTCGGAATTCGACGTCGTCTACTTCGACATCCCATACCGAGGAACGAACAAGTACGACTTCGAGTTCGACTACGAAAGATTCTATCGCCTTTTCTCTTCGCTGAATATTCCGGCCTTCCTCAGCGAATACGACGCGCCGTTTACTATCGTCGCAAAGTTCGACAAGGCGCAGAACATGGCGGCTTCCGTCGGTTCTACAGAAAAGAAGGAAGGGCTGGAAAGACTATACTTCAACGGCAAAATCGAAGACTACAGGAAACTGATGGGGCGAGAATACAGGCCAATAGAGGAAAAACAGCCCGACCTATTCGGAGAATAACTAACAATGTCCATTACGCTAGTCCAAAAGAACAAGTCCAAGGGAATATCCACGTGGTACGCGAGGGTTCCCGACCCGCACCGGAAAAACTGCATCCACTATTTCAGCCTCGGCACAAGCTCGAAGAGCGAGGCGAAGCTGCTCATGCAGCAGCGCATGAAGGAAGGCGCGTACGACATCAAGGACGAGGCCGAAACCATGACTCTCGGCGAAGCCGCCGTTAAGTTCGAGGCTTACGAACGCTCAAAGGGAGTGAAGCCAGGAAGCATAGACGCGTTTGTACGCTGTATACGAATGTTCGAAAGCCTGTTCGAAACTCCAGTGGCGTCGATAACCGTGAAGGAGCTGAACGAAACATTTTTGACGAACACGTCAGGGAACGCCCCGCGTACATACATGAACAAGAAAAAAATGATTTCTACTTTTTTCAGCTACATCGTCGACGTGCTTGAGATAATCCCGAAGAACCCTATAAAGAAAGCCGTCCCGAGCCGAAAGGTCAACAAGAGCAATCGCGAGTTCTGGACCGGGGAACAGATCGACAGGATACTGGCCAACGCACCCGACCCGAAGAGCCGCCTTCTGTGGTCCCTGATGGCGTTCGCCGGGTTGCGCGTAAGCGAGGCGAAGGCAATGAGACCAGAGAAGATTTACGGCGGAAAGATACACGTTGTCGGCAAGGGAGACAAGCCGGCGACCATACCAGTATGCCCGAGGCTTCAAAGGGAAATCGACCGATACGACGGCGACTGGGATTTCAAGTTCTCGCAATACATGCTGAAACGCGTCGCGAAAAAGGCAATTCCGGAAGGCTTTCCAGGAGAAGCCCATGCGCACCGCTTCCGCCACAGCTTCGGCTCTAACCTAATCCGCGCAGGAGTGAACATTAAGATCGTACAGACGCTAATGAGGCACGAGAACATAAGCCTTACACTGGACACCTATGGGCATATTCTCGATACGGACTCGGAAAAGGCCATAAGCGACGTCTACAAGTGACATGAGTCTTGTTGACAAAAACGCGTACCAAAACTATAATTGAGACATGGACTAGCGGCCCGGAAGAGATTCCGGGCCATTTTTTTTTTCAAAAGTGCATAAAAAAGTGCATATACTAGTTAAACTTCTTTATCTTGCTTTGTTTTATCAAAGCTCCTAGTTTTTATAAGTTATAAATATAAAAATTTTGATTTTTGCGCAAATTTCACGTTTGATGAATTAAAACGCATTTTTTAGCAGATTATTTAATTTTATATACTTTCACTCATTTTCACTTTCGTTCACTAAAATTCACAAATCTTTAAATTTAAAGTGTATAAAAACGTGCATACATCATTACAGCGTGCGTAAACGCACTGTCATACCATTTCCACATCCTAATTTTTCGAGATTTTACTTTTATTTTTCTTACTTTCTTTACTAAATCTATCAAAGATAGTTATATTTATATACATAAACAACAAACAAGAGGATACGAAAATGAAAAAGATGACCTTCAAGACGATTTGCGAAAAGCTCACCGCAAACGAAACCGTAAAGATTAGCACAATTTTGGGTTGGAATATTTGCAAGTCCGAAGAAATCAAGATCGACTCTAAGAAGAAAATGTTCAGCATTCCTGCGTACAGTAAGTATTGCGGTGCATGCAGCATTAAGATGAATTGCAAAGACATTCTATCAATCGAAAAAGCCGCCTAAAGGTCTAAAGCGCTTGCCGGGAGCCGCGCCCCGGCAGACCTCGAATAATCAAAAAAAAGAAACAACAAACAAGAGGATAACACGATGACAACACGCTACATTTTCAACGCTCCAGCATACGGCAAAAGATTCCACGCTGAATACACTTCGGCAGATTCTTCCGAAGAGGCTGTGAAATTCTACCAGCACGACATGTGCGTTCTCCACGGCTTCGCACCATCGGAAAACGAATTCACGATAGAAGAAGTAGAAGAAGAATAACCTAACCACCCACAAAGGCGCACGGGCAACGCCACAAACCCGCGCAACTTTTATAAAGGAGGTCCAGCCATGGAAGATACACCCAGAGAAGAAGTCCTTCGCCATCACGGATTCAAGGAAATCGCGCTCAAGTTCCGCAAGAAATGGCTCGACTATGACGCCGTCGACTGCATTAAATGGGTCATCATGCGTATTTCCGATGACGTCAGAAAATTCGGGTATCAGTACGCGAAAGACCTTGAATACGGCGCCAACAAACAAAGGATCATGTTCGGGATCAAGGGAAAGATTACCTATACGTTTCTCGGCCCGGCACACGAATAAAGGAGCTTTACAATGACTACGTTCGAAACCGGAAAGACCTACTACTACCGTTTCGCCTGCAATACGGACACTGTCGTAAAATGCACTATCACGAAGCGCACAGCAAAGACTATCACATTCAAGGAAGACGACGGAGAAGTCAAGACGCGCCGCATCTACATTTACGGGAACTGCGAGAATGTGAGCCTCGGGCGTTACTCTATGGCTCCTATTCTCAGCTCCGAAAGGGCCGCATAGGAGATCTATAAATGGCCGAAGAACAAAAACGGACAGTAAAGGGAGTTCTCCTCGACATAGAGAAGGACGATGCGAAGGTGGTGGAATTCGAACCGACGCTCCGCAGTTACTACGAACTGCTGCATTGCGACATGATAGAGTTCAATCCGCGCCATATAGGATGCAGAATAAATCATAGGCGTTTAGACATCGTATCCGACGAGGAAGGGCTTTTCAAGGAAGGCAACAAGATTTCAGCTATAAACAATCTCTGAAAGCCTATGTTTGTCGGGAGCCTTTTGGTCGTGAACCGTTCAGAAGACGGAGAGACGGCATCGCTTACGGACGAGGAATGCAGATTTGTTCTCGGGAAGATCCAGAAGATGTACACCAGGAACCACCCCGAAGGCTACATCATGCTTACGCAGTGCGAATACTAGGCTTGACTTTTATTTTTATAAAATCTATTTTCAAATATGGAGGTGCGTTATGCCTGCCGAATTTACACCAAGTCCGGAATTTTTAAAATTGTTGGCACTCGTCGACGAGTGGTCCTTGCATGATAAGCAATACATTTGGGAAAGCTCTCTCAAAGAGGGAGCTCCCAAATATGTACACGAAGCACTTGAAGAACTTGTCAAGATGCAGAAAGAACTTGACAAGGATGGATGCTGCATTTAGATTCCCAACGACATAGAACGCTCTTTCACGAGTTTATAAATCTGTTTTGACAGATTCTGCGCACGGCTTCTATTTACGAAAACGTCGGCGAAACTTTCAGCAATCGTTTCCGTATATTTATAGCTCATGTCGGCATATTCGCTGATAGTCTTTCTGATAGCCCTTAACTGAAAAGACGAAAAGTTTTTATACCCGGCCGCTACAGCGGCCTTTTCTACTATGTCACGAGCTATTGATTCATAATTCAAAATAGAGCTCTCTTTTTGTGCTATCCAGTAATTTACTATATGGCCCATTTCATGTATAGCAGAAGCCTTCGCAGACATTCCTTTTGGATGAAACGAGGTATCGGCAAATTTATACGTGTTATTCATATAATAACTAGAAAAACGCAAAAAGAACGGCTTGTTCATAACCCAGTTTGCAGACATGATATAGCCCATGGCATTCGAACTTTTCACGTCAGAAATTTTTGCATTCTTGAATATTTCCAGTACGCTATCAATACCAGAAAGGGCTCCTTTTATTTTTTCAAAATTACAGTTTTCCAAAGCCTTTTGCAGTTTTATAGAATGCTTTTTTTGGAAATAGCCAAACAAGTCCTTTGCATCATTGCTTTTTTCAATTTTAGGATCTACAACATACTTCGGAATCAGGCCAGCCCTTTCTTCTATACGGTTGGCCCGTTCGTATTGGATTTCCTGGATATATTCAGGCGTTCTGCTTGAATGCCTTTCGTTTGCTATTTGTAGTATTTCCCGACGGCGTTGCTCTGCGTTGAGCTTTATTTCCGCATTTTCAGCCCGCTTTTTGGCCTTAGCCGTTTCTTCCTTCGCAATTTCCAAAGGAGTCGTCGGCTCTTCTTTTTTCTCTTCGGGTTCTTCTACGGGCGCCTCCTTGACCTCGTACTTGCCGTCGATAACCGGGTCCCACATGACCATCGTGCAGCGGCACTGGAAGTCATCGCCGGGGTGGAGGTGCACCATCGTATCGTCGCGCTTGTGCTCGATAGGGTGCATCGGGTCGTCGGGGTTCTCCTCGTACCATACCGTCGGGTCGGTAGCCGAGCATATCAGGCCGTTCATTACGGCGTGTTCCGGGCGGACGCGTTCGTCGAGCGTCGCCATCCACATGTAGTACTTGCAGCCGATTTCCTTGTACGTTTCCAGCGTTACCGAAGTGTTCAGCTTTGCCGATTCAGTCCTTGCTATCAGCGAGGCGCGGTTTGCGTACTTGTCCGGGAGTTCCTTCATCACCGCTTTTTCGAGCTGCTTGCCGTTCCAGCCCTCGTTCTTCGCCTGCGTCACGAGACGGGCGATGTCCTTCTTCGCGTCCGATTCTGCGGAAACGCAAAGAACCTGGAAGTTGGACTCCCAGTCTTTCAGGAGGCTTTCCTTTGCCGCCTGCGGATAGTAGGGCTTTCCGACAGTCATTTCCGTCATTTCTGCGATGCTGCTAGAAACTTTCCTCGCGATGGATTCCGCAGCGTAGGATATTTCGGCCTTGAAATCGTCCGAAAGGCCCTCCGGCAGCAGCGCAAGCTCCTCCATCGAGTCAGTCTTGAAAGACTCGTTGAATATGGCGGCCCCGTAAGCAGCGCCTATGTAGTCCTCAAGTTCATTCCTCAGCGCGTTCTGCAGCCGTCTTTCGGCGGCGTATGGATAGAACTGGCTAGAGCTGAAAACGGGGTGGCGGCCGCGCTTCTTGCCGGTCGCTAGTTCTACGCTTGTCGCGAATCTTACGAGGTCGTTCATTGTCTATTCTCCCTTGCCGTAGGCTGAAGGTTTCGGTAGCTTCCTTCCGTCCTTCACGCTGACTTCCCAACTGTGTCCGTTCTCGAATACTGAAGTCCTAACTTCGTCCGGTCCGATGACGCCACGGTTCATGTAGCGTTCAAGTGTCTGCGACTGTAGGTCGAGAGCTTCGAGCGTCTGCTTCAAAGTCATTTCGTCGATTGCGCCCCAGCTGAACTCGGTGTAGTCCTTGCCGAGGTTGCGCCCGCATAAGTCCGCGATGAGGCGGCACATCGGGGCGTAGATGTATTCCTGGCGCCACGAGCCGACGGAACTGCACCACGACTTGATGTCGCCCTCGTTGGTCTGTGCGAGGCCTGTCGCGCTCTGCCCGAAGAGGATGCTCATGGGGATGCGCGACTTTGCCGAAACGTCCATCTGTTTCTTCGTCCAAAGCTCCGCGATTCCGGCGAAGTTGTGGTTTATCATGTCGTAGGAGTCCTTCGGACCAGCGAACGTGGCGCGCATGGAGTTCATGCAGAGCTTCATTGTCGAAATGATCTTGTGGAGGTCCTCGACTCCGTTGTCCGGCTTTGAAAGTATTAGGCTGAGATTGTTCAGTCGCAAAAGTAGGGTACCAGTTTCCTGTATCATGTTCACTACAGCCCCGGAAATAGACGCGAGGTCTTTCAGGTCCTGCTCGACCAGGCACAGGTCGGATACCCCGAAGTACTGTTCGCTGATGCAGTTCTCGATGACGTCCGGGAGTTCCGCTCCCTTGAACACGGTGCAGCGCGAAGGGTGTACATCGACCGTGCCGCCTCCGATGCGCTTCACGCGGAATACGCCGGGTTCCTCGCCGTTGTTGAAATCTTCCTTGCGGATGTCAACCTTCCCTGCCGAGTACACCCTGTACCCCTTCACCTTCGCAGACTTCGGTGGCGCGGAAGAGAGCGCCTCCGCGTTCCTGTCGCTGTCGTATTCCGTGACTACCACGGCACCGCCGGCGAGGCGCATGTACGAGCCCGCCTTCTTGACAGCCTTGAAGAGCCCCTTCGCGGAGGCCTCCTTGTATGCCTTGCCGTCCTCGTCTCCGATGATCTTCGGCTCGTTCATGAGGGCCGCCGTCGGGAAACCGTCGACGATGAACGCGGCGATTCCGTCCTTGACCTTCATCGTGGCGAGGCTTACGAGGTCCGCGGGCGTGTACGGGGCGACGACGGTATTCGCGCCCTTGTCCATTCCCTTCTTGCCGAGTCCCGTGGCCGCGTTCTCGTACGCGCCGTCGTTCACATCGATCCCGTCCTTCACTTGCAATTCCGTTTTTTCCATGGTTCTGTCTCCTATGTTATTTTATATAAAGTCGAGCACGCCGCCGCCGTCGTGGGTGGCCAGCGTGTCCAAGGCCTGTGTCGTCGAGTCAACTTGGTCGTCGTGCTCCGCGTTCGGGAAAGCCAGAAGCTCGTCCACGTACTTCTTGACCCACGGGTGCTCGTCGTCCATCGGCGGCAAATAGACGTTCCCTGCCTCGAACAGCGGAGAGACGGAGTACGCCCTCGCCGTCTTGCTTCCGCGTGGGTTGTACGGCACAATCCCCGGAATCCTCGAACCGAGGGCCGATATTATAGCAGGGCCGTTCGCCTTGTCCTCGACAACTTTCTCGATGGCGTCCGGCCACTTCGAAGACATCCGCTGCATGGCCCTCACCTGAGATACGAAGTCCATGCGGTCCGTGTCGTTGTCGATAAGGTAAAAGTTCGAGCCTACCTGCCCCCACACCTGTCCTGAAACGTTGTCGCTGTTGTCCGTGTCCTTGAACGTGAAGTCCCAGCTCTGTATCACGCGGTCGAACACCTTCGGCATGGTCGTCCAGTGGCGTATCCATTTCTGCTTGAACACTCCGCCGCCCCTCGGTGTAGGGTGCTGCTGGTAGAGCGACCCCCAGTCGTAGGAGCCGATGTTGTTCTTGATGCGGAGCAGCATTTCGAGAGGGTATCTTCCCGGATGCAGGGCCTCGCCCTTCTTTCTGTGCGGCTCGTCGCGCTCCGCTATCGCAGGGTAGTTGATGATTTCCCACTGGTCGCCGCCTTCCTGCTTCATCGCGTCAACCAGCCGCCCCACAAGGTCGTCCTCGTGCCAACGGGTGACGGTGACGAGCACGCCGCCGCCCGGAGAAAGTCGGGTGTACGCAGTGGACGTGTACCAGTCCCACACGCTCTCCCTCACCGTCGGTGAATCCGCGCTTTTCCTGTCCTTGAACGGGTCGTCGATGATGAGTATGTCCGCGCCCATGCCCGTGATGCCGCCTTCGACACCCACGCTGCGGAGCGACCCTTCGAACCCCGGAACCTCGAAGAACTCCATAGTCTTGACGTATGTCTTGCGACGCTTGACGAAACGGACCTTTTCGGACCGCTCCGTGAAGCTGGTGTTCGGGAAAATCTCGCGGTATATGTCGCTCTCGATGATGTTCTGGACGTTCTTGTTGAAACGCTTCGCGAGGCTCGCGGAATAGCTCGCGGCGATTATCGACGTGTCGGGATCGACACCGAGACCCCACGACGGGAAATGGCGGCTCACAAGCTGGCTCTTTCCGTGCCTAGGCGGCATCGTGATAATCAGGCGCGGCGATTCCTTCTTCTTGACCTTGACGAAGAATCTCATGAGCTGTCCGCATATCTCGCGGTGCACCCAGCCGATGTCGTATGACGGCATCGTTGCCTTGACGAACGCCATTAGGTTCGTCCTCGAAAGCTCCACCATGCCATTGCTAACAGCCATAGATGCCGAGCTTCCTCGCTTCTGCGTCAATTTCGGCAAGGCTGACCGGTGGCTTCACCTTCGCAAGCTCCGCGCCGTCTTCCGGGTTCGCCATACGCTCGAGAAGCTTTATCTTCGCTATCTTCTCCTTGGCATACAGAGTGTAGCCGGCAACGTCGAACACGAACCTAGCGGCCACTATGTCGCCGTCAAGCGCCTTGCTGGCAAAGACCGATATTATTCCGTTCATGACGGAAATGTTGTCGCTCGTGTCGATGCCGATTTCGTTGAGCGTCTTCTTGAAGTCGCCCTTAGGCTTGAATTTGGTCTCGAGGACGATGCGGGCCTGCCGCTGGATGTTGCCACGCTCACGACGTGCAACGACGGACTTCTTGCCGCCAGCGCTTCCAATCTTGGCGAAGTAGTTCTCGCCATCCTTTTCCTTTATGGCTCCCGTACATCCCCGCTATGCTTTAGATTCCTTCCACCACTTGCAGAACTCGTGCCATTCAACGGTCCACCTTCCATGCGATGTCGCCTGCCTTACGGGCATCCCTCGAAGGCGCTTCCACGTGTACACGGACTGGAGGTGGAATCCGATCTTGTCCGCTAACTGTTTCGGTGTAAGAAAAATCTCGTCGCCTCGCAATGTGACGATTCGGTCTTTCCCGAAACAGGACGACGCGGGCTTAGGCGGTTCCTTCTTTACGTATCCGAACAGGTCCATCTGCATCCGCTAACCTCCCTTCCTAATCTCGAATGTCACAGAATTTACCATACGGCCAGTGTCTATCAATGGAGTGCTGCTGCCCTTTGCGGCGATTGTCCTTGGAGATAGCGGCGCGTAGTCGCCTTCCCTAATTGCCTTCTGTACGGCGTTCCTGGCCCTCTCACCGAGCGTTTTCAGCACGTCGTCCACAGAATATATTCCACGAAGATACGCGGGCGTCAGGCGTCCCAAAATCTTCGGGAACTCGCGCTCCCATATCTCCAAGGCGAACTTCATGAACGGCCTCGCCGGAATTTCTGGATAGCTACGTCCTTCTGCAGTCGTTCCCGCCTGCCTTCCGTAGTTGAGCGTCCTTGCGATAAGCGCAAGCGAGGCGGACTTTCCGAGCGCCTTCTGGTCCTTTCCGTTCTCCATCTTTTTAAGAAGATTTAAGTAAGCCTTCTCCGCCGTACCGTTCCCGTCGATCCACCCGACGACAATGACGGACGAACTCAACGCGTTGTCAAGCTCACGGATTCTTTTTAATACGGGAATTTCGGGGATTTCAGCGCCGCTAACCATTGTTTAATAATATAAAACTTTTTTTTAGCATAATTAAACCAATCAATTTATTTACTGCAAAAATATTTCGAAAGATTTTTCTTATTTCTTTATTACAATAATACATAAATCTATCATAGATAGTTATATTTACACATGTAAACAAACAACAAGAGGATAAGAAAATGACGAACGCAGAATTTAAAGCACAAAGAGAAGCTCAATTTGATGCAAATGGGATCCTTTTCACTCTTGATAGTGTCTTTGGTTCTGAGCGTCAATTGTGGGACCGTACTAAAAAGGAGTTCTTCTTTGTCAATGGTGAACGCGCCTGGAAAAAGTGGCAAAAAGAACACGAAGGTCAATGGGCTACAGATTTCTAACATAAATAGCGCACGGGCAACGCCTGAACCCGTGATTTTTTTGAAAAGGAGTTAAAAAATGAAAACGCAAATTAACACTCTCATTAACGGCCGCATCGAAGGTATCGTGTGCGGTTCCAATTCGGAAGATCGCTCCGCCATTGCCGCAAAGGTGTTCGCGGAAAATCCCGAAAGCATCACCGTCACTTGCAACGGAATCACACTTACATTGCAGAAGAGTTCTTCCAAGTCTGGAAAAACATCTAGGTACTTTCGAGAAATCACAGAATCTGAACTGAACGTTATTGAAGGATGTCGCCCGGAATGCCGCCGCTACACCTTCGAATCTTCCTTTGTCTTGGTGATTACGGATGATTGCCGCGTGCTTGTTGAAAAAAACACTAGAAAGAGTCCCGGTGCTACTTGGAAATTCCGTGGCTATGACTACCTGCCCGAAAGCAACTTCAAAATTGAAGGTTAATTTGACCCTAGACAAGCTCGCCTGCCGTGGGCTTTCCCCGGCAACGGCGCACGGGCAACGCCTGAACCCGCAAAAATTCAAAACGAGGAAAACATCATGAATCACGAACACAAGAAAATGGTGACTTGGATTGACTATGTACACGATCCGAACAGAATCCCCAAGCCGAACACAACCGTCCTCATGGTCGTTAATTACGAAGTCTGCATAGGATATTACGATGTAAAGCTCGGATTCCGGAAGCTGCCAGTCGAATGTAAACTTTCGAATCACTTCAATGACCGAAGCGTGACCCCGACTTTTTGGGCGTACATGCCGAAGCATCCGATGGAGGTCAACTGATGGCAAAGAACAACCTTTACAAAAAAGTTTCTCTCGAAGTCGGCGCCGTCCTGAACGAGAATTGCTTCAAGCACTCCATCGAACCCGACACGATGCAGAAGGAGCTGGTCGTGGAGTTCGACGATTATCTTTACGGAGAGGCCCGTAACATGGCCGACGAGGCTCTAGACTCCGCTGTCAGCTACATTCAGACTTTACTTGGACTAAAGCATAGGCCGTTCTACTCGCTAATATCTCCGAACATGGCTGTAGTTCAAAAGGAATTTGACGACAGCGATTTTGCAAGGAGGTAACCATGGAAGAGACCAATATCCAGTATGGATAGATTATGTATATTTATCAAAGCTAGGTTTAAAACAATTAAAGGAACTGAAAATGGCTAAATGCCCATGTTGCGGTCACGAGTTTACGGACGACGAGGCTATCTTCATCGCCAAGTCTTACGCTGGATCAATAAAGACCGCCAAGAAAAGCGCGGCTTCCGCCGAGAACGGGCGCAAGTACGGAGGCCGCCCGAAGGGAGCGAAGAACAAGGCTCCGAGGGCCGACAAGGGCGTACCGAGAGGCCCGAGGAACAGGGAACAGCAGACGGAGGAACGGAACAATGGATGATGGAGGTTTAACATGCAACAATTCATGATTGGTCCGATGTGCGTCACCAAGGACGATTTCGAACAGCAACTCAAAAAAAATGGATTTAAATTCGGGTACATCAAACGCCTGTACGAAAAATGGAAAGACGACGGCCTTACATTTTTCCGTGTCATTATTGAAGGATGCCCGTTCGTGATCGTCACGGACGAAGAAAACAGCTATCCTGAAATACAGGAAGAAACAGGAAAGAAAATAGAGCCGTACTCGTTGGAATGGCTTGAAAATTTGTTCTACCAATCTACGATTGTCGGTCCAATATCCTACGAATCATTGTTGCCTCAACTTCGAGATTACATCCGCGTCAAGAAAGCGGAGCAAATTGACGAGACCGCAAAACAGAATAAATGCCCGTATTGCCACGGAAAACTAGGACTAGAAGCCGGATTTCACGCTAACGCATCGCTTGGCAAAAACGAAAGCGGAAAACCCGCCATTTGCGTGGAAACCCTCGAACAAACGTTTTACATCCCAATTAAACGTTGCCCGATGTGCGCTAGGAAGCTGGAGGCGTGAGAATGATTGACGGATTTGTCGAAGTGAAAATCGAACAACCTAAAGACGAAAAATACAACTCATTCGAAGAAGCCAAACAGAAAATCCGCGACGATTTTTCACATTTTGCGGTCGGTGAAATCGAAGAAAAAGAACTCGAAGCCGCTATAAGGAACGCGGAGGAAAGATGGAACGAATCGCACCGCGAAAAGCTGAAAATTGAAAAAGTGGAAGCCGTGCTAGACTTAGGATTATAGGAGTAACAATGACCGCGTCAAGCAAACAAACGATTGAATGGCATACTTTGTCAAAAGATGATATGCCGAAATTTAAAACACCTGTACTCATTAAAGTTCCGTCTTTCAGCAACGACGGAATACGTCCAAGAATATCCGTTGCATACGCTGAAGAAGTCATTGTTTTTGAGCGCTGTATAAAATTCTACGAATACAATCTTGCGTACAATTTTGATTTCGATAAAGTTTCGGAATGGGCTTATATATAATGAGGCGTGATCATGACCATAATCGACAAGAAAGACTACTACAAGCCGGGCGCGGAGTATCTCGGTGCAAGAGTCGAGTTTTCTGCTCCTCTCTTTAAGCCAAATGACTACATCAAATATTTGTGCAAAAGTTTAGCAGACGGATTTTTTCAGGCATTCGAAACAGAATTTGTCAAGGTGTGTACCGAACGGATAAAAGACAAAATTAGAGGCAAAGGAATCGAAGCCGGAGAAATCCATCTTACTATTCCGGAAAAGGCAATTCAGGACTTCCTATCCGTGTGCGAACTGCATGTAATTGACGGAAAAAGCAGGCGTTCCCATGACATAAACACGAAAGTTTACTAACTTTGCAATACCTTTCGTTCTCCAGGACGAAAACAAAAGACGGCCGGAATTTCTTCCGGTCGCCTTTATTTTTTTTGCCTTTACTGCTTCGCTACTTGACCGCCGTTACGGTTGCGGCAGTCTGCTTTGCTGCCCCGTTCCCGTTCGACATCATCATGATTTCGTGGATGTTCCTGATGCTTTTTACGGCATCCTTCACTCCGTCGATAACCATGTGGTCCTTCACGTCGCCTCCGGCCCTTTCTATCTCTCCGTCAAGGACATCGAGATGCATACAGAGCGCCCTTTCGGTGCGTTCCAGAGTTTCCTTCGTCTTTTCGGTCATCATTCAACCTCCGTGACGGTAACGGTTGCAGCTTGCGCCTTGGACATCATTTTCTTGACGAGGTTGGCGGCTTCACCTTCGTTGATACCGAAGCCGAGGTATGATACCTTCGGTTCGTTCGCGAAGATGTTGTCAAGCCCCGCCTTGAAAACGTCCACATCGACCATGTCGTCAGAAACGACTCCGGCCATCTCGAGCCAGGAACGGGCCTTGGACATCAAGCCTTCCGGATTTTTCCTGAGAGCACCGACGACGAAGAGACCGACGGAACGCTTCACAGGGTCATGGATTGTATTCACCTGTTCGCCCATGAATTCGGAAAGCGCTTCCATCGCCTTTTCAAGCGTAATCTTCATACGCTACCTCCAGCAATGTTAGGCGGCCTGTGCCGTAGTCGTGGTGGCAGTAGTTGCCGTGCCGTTGTTGGCAATCGGCTGCAATGCGAAACCCGGAGGCGGCATCGGGCCGACCATGGCGGGACCGTAACCCGGGGCAAGAGCGTAGTTCGGCACCATCGGTACGGCGATGCGGGAAAGCGTCGCCTGGAGGTTGATGATGCTGTCGCTGAGAATCTTGTCGCGGAGCGGTGCGGCGGTCTCGATCGCGACAACCTTGGTTTCAAGGTTCGCCACCCTTTCGGCAATGGCGAACGTCTTGTTGTCGCTGTACTGCTGGGCCTTCAGCAATGCGATCTCGTTGTCCTTCTTGGACAACTGGTATGCCGCACTTGCTTCGGGGTTCTGGTTGCCGCCGAAGAGGCCGCCGAGGCCATTGTTGAGGATTCCGGAACCGAGAACGGTGCGATGATACCGGTAGTGAGACCGGCTGTGCCAACGCCCTTGGAGGCGTATTCTTTGTCGTTGTTTTCGTAAGCCATCTTATCATCTCCTTTCAGTTGGCTTGTTCAGTATGCCTATCGGGGACCTCCCGAATCGGCCTTCTCAATCTCTATCGTACAGCACGCCACGCCCTTCTCGTAGCGGTTGCTCACGCTGTGGTTCATGACCACGGTCCAGCAGTCGTCGGCAAGGATGCCCACGTCCACGAGCAGGTCGAAGATACTGCTCGTGCCGTTGTCCGCGTCCTTGCGGAGTTTAGTGGGGTGGACGAATTCGAGCCTTACGTTGACGGGTCCATCAACCCGTTCGCACTTGTAATGCGACTTCATCCAAAGGACTGCGGCCCTGTGCCATTCTGTAAACTTCCTGTTGGGGAACGTCCTGCCCGTCCGCCTGTCGGTGACACGCGAGTTCTTCTTTGACGGGGTATCGAACGGTAGCTGGAAAATCACTAATCCCCTCTCCTTGAGATTAACCATATCAAGATACTTCCTTGCGGACGCGATACGGTCCAAACACTCAAAGACGCGTACACACGCTTAAATACGGCAAAACATGGACCGCATAAAAACAAAAACGGTGCGTCGAAAGCACCGCATTTGCGTTTAGAAATTGTTTTTATGAAAGTCGGATAGAATCGCAGTTCTCTCCGTCAATCTCTACGACATTACCATTTTCGTGGAGTCACGAAAATGGTCGCTATCCTTCCTCGCAGATTACGAGCCGGTCCACGTTGCGGCAAATCATAGTAACCATAGTTTCCGCAAGTGCGGATTCAGTTATAAAGTTTTTCTTTACATCTCGGCCCATGCCGACGAGGATGCACCCGCTACTCGACGCCACCGTGTTTCCCACGTGCAGGCGAATCCCCCTCTTTGCAGGGACGCCTGCGTTCCATATCAGCGGAAGCTCGCGCTTGAACTTTGGCGACGTGCTGTTCTGCACCCTGTACGTACCGCACGGGACGGCCTTTGGGGCGTTCTCGAGCGTGTGGCAGACCATCTGCCCGTTCAGGAAAAGACGGCCCAGGATGGCCTTTTCCGTGCGGATTTCGCGAATCAGGGTAAGCATGGAAGCACCTCCATGTGGACAAGCGGGGCCGTCAGGAACTCGTCGTTGCGCCAGTGCCTGCTGTTTCCCGCAAACCACTCGATTGACTTGTCGGCCACGCCAGCCTTGAAGCGGTTTATCCCGGAGCAACGGAGTATGCCACGGAAGAAGTCGTCGCACTCCTCGCGCGTGAACTGCCCGTATGCGCCTCCCGTGCAGTAGAGCCAGTCGTGAAGGGCTCCGGCGATGTTGTAGGCCCAGTTCTTCGGGTCCCACGACGGCAGGAACCAACGGAAGATTTTCGGCACGCTGAGGCCGTCACAGCGGAAGCCACGCCCGTCGGTGGACTCCCCGCAGAAGCGCACCTTCGCGGTGTACTTCTTTCCGTCACGTTCGTAGTCCACGTACAGCCAGGCCGTGCGCTTGAGGATGTGCGAGCCGTCCTCTTCCGACTCGCGCCAAAGGAAGCCACCGCTTCCACGCATTACGTTCTTTACGCTTACACTCATAGGTCATTCCTCCCCGTGTATCTCGTTGATGATTACGCCTAGTATGGCGAACGCCAAAATCAGACCCATCGCGTCATCCCTCCCTGTCCACTATCTCTTCATATGTCCTGCACTTCTGCTGGACACGCCCCGCCATCATCTCGCAGATGAAGGCCATGTTGCACGCCATGTGCTTGTAGTGCGGGATTCCCGACTCGGGGTCCACAGACTCGGGGTTGTCCACGAACTCCAATGCGTGTCGCAGGAGGGCGTCCACGTAACGCTTCATCTCTACGGTCTTCCAGTTGTCGGATGAACCGTACTTCATATTCCCGTAGCGTCGCACAACCGCGATGTCGCGGATAATCTGTGTCGGCACGAGCGAAATCGGGAGCTTACCAGCGTCGGCCTTTGCGGACTGGTCCTTGTTTTCCACATCGTTCATATAAGTTCACCTCCGTTCAATCAGCCGCCGCGCACCACATCAGGTAAGCGTACACGGCAAGGTTCAGGGCCATAAGGGCAACGAGTAGCTTGAACATCAATTCTATGTCTGGATGGGGTCCATCAAATTAACGACCATCCTAGCATGACCCTTGCCGACATACACTCGGTCTGTCG